GCAGTCGCGAGCCGGGACCGATGCTCCGCCGATAAAGACGAGCTCGCCGTCTGCATCCTTGCCGAATCCGGCGCCGATTTCCTCGTAAATCGTGAACAGCGATTTCGGATAGAGCTTGCCGTCACGATCCTGAATGCCGCATTTCCGCTCAAGCTCGACCGCCTGCGGAAGCGGGAGCCATGCGGTATAGGCACCATCCCCGAACTGGATATCGGTCGCAGTGTCCGGCATAAATTATCAGGACCCGACCGGGACCCAGACGATATCGTCCTCGCCGGCGATGGTGATTTCGGCCGTGCCTTCACCATCGCCCATGTTGATGTTGGATGCCGTCATCAGGCCCGGCCCCTGATACGAGCCGATGATGACGCCAGCATCGGTGCCATCGCGCTTGCCGAATTCGAACAGGTAATTCTTGCGGATGCCGAGCGCCGCATCAAAGGTCGGAAATTCGTCGACGTTGATGACGCCCGAACCGGTGGCGTCCCACTGCTTGTAATTGACCCGGATTTTGCGGGTAGCGGGAAGGCCCGGCTTTTCGCAGTCGCGGCGCGGGCGATCGGTCGTGTTGACGGTCTTGTTGATCGTCGCATTTTCGATGCCACAGATGGTCGTGAATACCTCGGGAGTAGCGCCATCGCCGGCCTTGACGACGACAAAATCAGGTTCGTTCGGATAGCTCATGGTCGTCTCCGCAGGGGGGAAATCCTGCGGCAGACGCTATGGCGACGGGTTAGGCGGCGTTACCGCCGTCAGGGTCGACCAGCCGGATACGCGAGCGCCGGAACTCTGCCTCGCTTTCACGGAGCGTTGGCGCTGACGCTTCCACGATGGCCGCCCGAACGCTATGGGCAGCATCGCTCTCCCCTTCGTCGTTCAGTCGCTCGGCAATTTCCTCGACGTCATCGAGGCCGAACGTGCCGTTGCGGATGAGCTGGATGATCGTGTGGAAAGCCGTCGGGTCCATCGACGGCGCTTATGCCACGGCTTTGAGAACCCGGCAATTGAGTTGAGCGAACCAGTGCCAGTGATCGGGGTCGGCGTCTTTCAGCATCCGCATGTCCGAGAACGACAGCTTGCAATGCGAACCGTCCTCCAGGGTGATGTTGTTCGGAGCGAGGGCTGTTTCGATCTCCGCGCCGATCTCGCTGGCATGGGTATAGCCCGTCTTGCTCGACCCGACGGGGCCAGCGAAGGCGTGAACGTCGAATGAGGCGTCAACACCGCTGGCGCACCCGCCCCGGATCGGCGTCCCCCTTGGCGCCTCGACCAGCACAATCGGCCAAGCAGGCGTGCCGGTCGGGTCGATGTTGTCTTTCGGGACAAGCGCGATCAACGGTGCATGGTTTTTGAGCCGGGCCAGCACGGCGCGTCGCGCAAGACGTTGAAGAGCGGTCGGCGTGATCATTCAGCGACCTTCTTCGCGCGCCCACGGCGAACGCGAGGAGCCGTCACGATAGGCGGGACCAGCACGCGGGCCTTGCGGGCGGCAAGCTGCCGGTCCTTTGGCAGCACACCTTTCCAGCCCTTGGGATAGGTGACGGTCACAAGCGGGGTCCGATGCGTCCATTCAACGGCAAATTCGTCCTCTCTGGTCATTTGTCGGTGCTCCTGCTGCGCTTCACCGCGCGGTTGAGGGCCTGCTGAACAAGGCGCTGGGCCTCGGGCTTCATCTTGTCGCGAGCGGGGCGCATGAACGGTCGGGCGGCCATTTTGCCGGTGCCGAACTCCAAGGCGGCCGAGTAGCCGGCGTTCGACGACACGCGCACCCTGAGCGCCGCTGGCTTCGTCGTCTCGATGTGATCTGCCAGCACGCCGCTATCGTTATTCGGCGGCTCACCGGGCGCGCTGGGCACATGGCCCTTGCCCGACACGCTGCCAGCAGTGATTGACCGTTGCGCCTCGACCTGAATCATCTCGCCAGCCGCGAAGAGCGCCGCGCCGATCTCCCGCTCGGTCGTTGAGCCCGCAAGGATGCGCAGGCGACGAATTTGGGCTTTAGCTCCCCGGAGAGGCATCTGAACCCCCTTCGGTGACGCGCCCACGGCAGTCCCAGCCGAACGCCAACGGGTCTCGCTGCACCGACATGAGCGAATAGACCTTGCCCGCGAACGGACCTGCGGTGAGCGAAACCTTCGGCGTGCGATCGAGCGTTGCGGGGTCGAGGATGATCAGGCGCACGTCCTCGACCATGAAGCCTTCCGCCTGCCGCATGGCTTCGGTCGCAACGTCGACCTGCACACGGCAATCGACCTCGCTGGGAACGCCGGGCGTGATGATGTCGCCCCCGTCGTCATAGACCGGCGTGCCGGGGTAGAGCAGCTTCGCGGCATGGAACGGCCCGCCCACGGCCGACGACACGGCGCCCGCGATCTGGCGAAAGGCGGCGTCAAGCACAGCCCACCAGCCTCGGGCCGCCCCGGCAGCGCCGAAGATAGGTCACGAAGTCCTTGCCGTAGCGGGTCGACGAATATCCGCCGCCAGCGCGGGCGGAGACAACACCGTCGGACAGGCTCACCGACATGCTGGCGCTTTTGAAGCTGGTCACGCCCATCTCGGCGAGGGCCGATACCTCACCGCCAGCATCGCCAAAGCCCGCGAGCGCGAGGTTGTGCGCGGCAAGGGCCATCTGCGCCTTTGCCGCTTCGTCGCAGCCCCAATCCTTCGTCGTGTCGTAAGCGTCGTCGAGCCAGTATTGCACGGTCTCGTCGGGCACGGACGCAAATGCGGGATAGCGGGCGCGGAAGTCGCTGAGCGTGGCAGGATCGTGGGCCATGGCGCGGTTATGCCGCCGTCAGCACCGGTTCGGTTACCGCCGCCAGTCGCTGGTCGATCTCAAGCCAGTCCCATTCATCATTGCGGCGGTAGTGCAGGTCGATCCAGTCGTTACCGGCCAAGTCCCACGGCTTCACCGGCGACAGAAAGAACGTCACGCGCGGCGCGCCGTGTCCGAAATTGCGACGCGAGCCCCACGCCTGCACGCCATCTTCAACGCCCCATGTCGCTTCGTCCCAGCCCAGCGCGGCGCTGATCCATGCCTGGTCGCTGCCGAGATATTGCCGCCCCGCCTCAGCGGCTCGCTCGGGCGTAAAATCGGCATAGACGTGCGGCCGACTGCCGGCGGTCATCATGACCATGCTGCCGTTATACGGGCGCTCGGCCGTGGTGCCGCGGTACATTACAAAAAGTTCATCTCTGTCGAACAGGGGATCAAGACTGTCGGAAATGACGCAATCGAGATCCATCGACACGAACCGCTCGCCGAAGATGCCAGCCGCGTCGGGACGGAACAGCGCGAGCCGGCGGAAGCATTGCGGCAGGCCCGGCGCACGCGCCTCTCCCCATGTCGGGATGCGGACGTCCTCGAAATCACCCGGTGGCGCGATGATGCGGACCCGCTCGTCAATACCTTCGGGCATGTCGGTGACGCAGGCTATTTCGTGATCCATGGTGAGGTGGCGATCAATCATATCGGCCCACACGTTCACATGCTCGGCCGAGTAGCGCGTGCGCCCGCCGGGCTGCGACCAGAGCCAGGTGAGAACGGTAAGCTTAGCCACGTCGCAACTCCCCATCCGCGAATACGAGGCCGCGATACGCCGCCAGTTGCTCGTCAACGGGCCAGTCGGCGATGTTCGTCTCGCCCTTGGCCCCGAACCACGTCTGATAGACCTGTCCCGTCTCGACCAGCACGTCAGCCCGACACAGGCTTTCGGTTAGCAGCCAGGTCAGAAGGTGCTTCTGGTCGATCCGGCACGTCCCATCGCCATTGTCGCGGACCCGGGAGCGGCGGGCGCAGTCGTCGATGATGACGGTAGCCCCCGGAACCAGCCGATCGAACAATGCCAACAGGTCGCGGTCGATCCGGCCGTCACAGTCCAGCATCAGCAGCGAAACCTGCTCGTCTATGAATGCGGGCACATCTGATACGTCGCATTTCTGGACCGCGACAACCTCGCCCAGCCCGTAGCGGGCGATGTTCGCGGTCGCGATGCGCTCATTCTCGCCTGCATCGCCATAGTTCGCCCGTCCACCGGCACGGAAGCTGTCGAAGGTTCGCACCTTCATGCCCCGTTTCTGCGCGGCCAGGCCGATGCAGACCGTCGAAGCCCCATGCGCGGTGCCGATCTCGACGAACAGGCCATCCGGTGCCGTCAGCGCCGCATCATGGACCGCCTCGTAGACATCGGGGCGCATCATGCCGTCGCATGTCCGCTTGATTTCGGCGAAGTTGATCATGCGAGCATGGCTTTCAGTTGCTTCATCCGAGCGTCCATGCGCTTCCCGAAATCGAAGCCGGCGGCGGCAAGATCGGCGATTTTTGCCATGTCGGGCCGCTCACTCGCTGCCTCGCGGCAAATTTCCCGCATGACCTCGCAATAGGTCAGGCGGCGGGAATGATAAGCGGGGTTGATCCTGTGTTTGCGCTGGACGCGCACGGAAGCGATAGCCTCGTAAAATTCCATGCCCTCAGGGACAGGACCAAGGTTCGTCACCCCGATCTCCGCAGGGTCAGCCATTGGCGATCTTCTGCCTGAGCGTTTCCGCGTCCCAGCCCATGAACGGGCGCTTGCCGAACCTCGCCTGATACTCGTCGCGAAGCGCCCCAACGTCATCGGATGCCTTGGAAGCCAGCAACTCGGCTTTGCGGGCTGGCGACAGCCGATCATCGGGCGAAGGAAAGCGAACCTCGACGCCGGGCGACTGCCGCAACGCCTCGGCGTAGACATCGCTGAAATCATCCGTCACGCGGCCCATTGCGGGCAGGCGGACGCCACCCTCAAGGTCGAACGGGCTGTTGCACAGATTGATGACGGTAAGGCGCGGCATTCTATCCTCCTGAAACGAAAACCGCCCCGCCTACTTTCACAGGCGAGGCGGCTCTAATTGGCTATGTCGCTCCGGATCAGGAAGCGGCAGCAGGCTCGCTGATCCCATCGACATATCGGAACGTCGTGGTCGTCAGCAGCTCGACACCGCCCGTGCGGAAGATGCCCGGGATGATGGTGTTGAGCGGACCGTCCGCCACAGCCGGGAGGAAGCGGTGCGGCATCGGAAGGTGCAGCTTCGCATAGTCCTCGTCGTTCTTGTAAACGACCATGCGGCCCTTGCCTGCGGCGGCGCCGGTCGTTGCCGCCGTGCCCAGCTCGCGAACCGCGCGGATCGTCAGCGGGCGGCCCGTGCTGATCGTGTAGATGTTCGTCCGCAGGATGAACGACAGGATCGTCTCCATCGTGGTCGCCGCGTAGGGTGTGCCAGCGATGTAATCATAGGCCTCGTCCGGCAGCAGCACCGTATCGGCCATTTCGGTGTTGAAGGTGGCCGTGCGGATGCCCGTCAGAGCGCGGTTGATGTCGCGGACGATCTGCGCCGGGGTCTTGATGCCGACACCCGCCGAATTGACCCACAGCGGCGAACCGCCGGTGCCGTCAGCAGGCGGAATATAGGCTGTGACGCCGCCATAGTTGGTCAGGCCGCCCAAGCCCTTTTCCGCGTCACCGAACAGCGTCAGGCCATACATGAACTGCATATAGGCGAGACGAGCCGCGCGAGCCTTGCGCGCCGGAAGGGGCTGGCCGATCTGGATCGCGACGTTGACCTCCTCGATATTCCACTGATAGCCGATCGCGGCCATGTGGAACGTCTTCTGCTGCATGTCCTGCGACACGTCGGCAAGCGGCACGTCCTTGGCGGCGCCAGACTGCCAGTTGGCGCGGCCCGTCATATCCGACGTATAGGTCAGGATGCCGGGCGACCATTCGGGGCCGCTGGTATCAACGAAGATCAGGCGACCAAAGTCCCAATCGGGATATTTGGCCTCGTAAACGCGCTGGTTGACCCGGAACGCCTGCGCCTGGACGAGCGTCAGAGCCTGCGCGTCATTGAAAGTGGTGATCGCGTTCATTGATTATGCTCCTGCGCTCAGGGAGGGGATCGGGCGGCGGTATCGGACGGCTCCGACTTCACCCGAGGTGCCATCTTCCTCGAACTGCGCGCCGGGGATGGTCAGGACGGTGCCCGAAGCGTTCGCGCCAGTCCAAGCGCCGGCGTTCACGTCGAAGCGAGCGGCAGAGCCCTTGGTGACGTTCGCGCCCAGCGGCACGCCGATGACGCCGCTCTCGCAAATCGCGACATTGTCATACTGCTCATAGGCGTCGCCGGTATGAGGCAGCGTCGAGACCGCTTCCGTGATACCAAGGACGTTCTGCGCCGCGGCGGTCAGGGGGAGGCAGCTATGCTTGCCGGCGCCCGCGATAGCCGGGACGCCAAAGCCGAGAGTGCCCGCGCCTTCCTTCGTGCGGGTGATCGTGTTCCACTCTTCCATGTTGACGCGACGGCCAACGGCGAACGGGGCGAGGTTTTCCTTGAACTGGATAGCCATTATGCCGTCTCCTTCTCGCGCCAGGCATTGAGGTCAGCGACCCCCTTGCTCCATGCGTCCTGCATCTGCTGAGCGGCATCGCCGACGACCTTCGGCGCGCCGATCGGCTGAACGCCGTTGCTGGCGCCATC